CTCCTCTTTCTGCATAAAAATGAACCCCGTTAAATCAGCATTAGTAAAGTCAGCATTTTTCATACTATGATGGAGGCCATCCCAAAAGTCCAGCCCTCCACGAATGACGCTGTGTTGGAAGTTTGCATTATCAGCCACAACCCGGGCGGGAGGATCGTCTGTATCCAAGTGGAAGGTGATATTCGATAAGTTTGCGCTCGTTAAATTTATTCCGTCATGCCAGGGATTGAAGACTAAGCCCTGCACGCCGGAAAAATCAGCATTTTTAAAGCTCCCTCCGGTGATGGCTCCTTGTATCTCACCGTTAAATGTAGCTCCAATGAATTTTGCCTCATCAAAGTTCCAGCCACTCATCGCGCCGTCGAGCCACCCTTCCGCAAAGAAATTAAGGTGACTACCAGAAAAATTAGCTCCATAAAAATTGGTGGGTTCTGCCATGGCATAGGCCAGACCCATGCGTTTAATAGTACTCCCGGTTAAATCAGCACCCGAAAAATCACAGCCTTCTATTTCAGTATTTTCAAAATGAGCACCCGATAAATGAGCCCCCGAAAAATGAGAGTCTCGTACACTAGCATTGGAAAAATCAGCATTGGTTAAATCAGCACCCGAAAAATCACAGCCTTTAATTTTAGCATTATCAAAATGAGCACCCGATAAATCCCTACCCGAAAAGTTTACCCCATCTAAAGTCATATTATTAAAATTAAAATCTGTTTTCGTGGGAGTTGCGCATGTTGTGCCACAAGATAAAGCGCTCAACTGTGTTGCTGAGCAACCAGTTCCACAACTATCATTATCTCCTAAAGTTTTCGAATCGATACTATGCACATTGCCACGCGAATTTATACGCACGTCTAAAATATTTATAGTTTCATCCATATCGCTATGGCATGTACACCGGGTATCGGTATTCTGTAAATCAGTGGGTCGTATATAACGCGTGCCATTCATGCCAATGGTTATCGTTGAAACCGGCGCCGCTCTAGTTTGACCACCAATATCTAAATGAAACTGAAATTTTTTATTGTTATTATTAATAATTTGTGAACGCGGAGCATTCATATCAGTACAGTTATAGGTTGTGCATGAGCATGTAGGGGTTTTTGAAAAATTATGGCTATCTAAATAATTAGCAATAGTAGTAGCCGCCGATGGCGAGAATTGTAAGGAACGCAGAGATTGTAAGGCCATCATATTATATATCCATAAAATTATTTATAAAAATAAAATAAATAATATAATAATTATAAAGTAGCGACATATTTTATTCACTGGAAAACTCTTCTTGAATTTTATCATAAATAGCGTTTGCGTCTTGCGCTGCACCCACTAAATATGCGATGACTTCACTGGGCTCAATCGTATTTTTGAAACCAAGACGAATAATACTTTCATCAATATGAGGATGTGGTTTACGAAATCCACAATATGTTAAGATTTTCTCGGGAGATTTATTCGGCTTATCATAATATTTTGAATACAGGATGAATTCAATTACTTTTCCCAGCGTGTACCCCTCGCCGACTAATTTTATATCAAAGCAGTTTTCAATAGTGGATGTCGAAGGAGCGACCATGGTGGACACACTTTGAACATCATTTTCAAATTTTTTCAGTTTATCACTCATAACCGCACAGGCCTTTTCAACGATGGACATGTTTGGAAATGGGCCAACCGTTTCAATAATAAAATCAAATGAATCGGGAATAGTAATTCTTTTGGCATCAAGAGATTCCCAATCTTGTTTTTTATCTGCGATTTCTTCAGATGTAAGACCCTCTTTTTTTAATGCCTTGGCCTTTTCTATCCATGCTTTATTTGCTTTTATTGGATCTTTTGTTGCCGAATAACTGCATGTAGATGCAACATTAAAACTTCCATTTTCACCAGCATTTCCGATATCAAGTAAACAAGTCATATGCAATTCTTCTCCGGGCATGGTATCAGATAATTGTGGACGCAAGCGAACAAGATCAATAAAATCACCGGTGATTTTATTTGGAGGAAATACACTACGAACTGCTGCATCAGATAAATACATATCATTTGTGGTATTTTTAATTTTAAAATCACCGGTAGTAACATATTGAATCTCTTGGCTGTCATTTTTTTTATGAATTTCTACAATATGTTCATCGTAGGCAAAAGCAGTATCGGTAATATGAATTGGTATGCAACTAAGTCGCTGCTTGATAAGTTCGTTATTCATGCGCGATGTATTTACATAAACTTCACTTTTATCTTTATCATGTGGTGCAGTTCTAAAAACAAGAGTAGGTATTTCACCAATAATAATTCGACGCAGTCCATTTGCTAAACTAACATTGATATTAGATATGCGAAATCGCAGAAATTTGTCATCTTCTTCGAGTTCTGAAATTACTGGAACCATTTATTGTATATTATATAATTATTATAACTTTAGTTCAATTTTTATTTAAAATATAATTAACAGATTATTATATATGAGTTCTATATTATATTACAGTAATTATTGTGAAAAGTGTAAACAGCTTCTACAAGGTATCTCACAATCGGGTTTACAAGACGATATGCATTTTGTGTGCGTCGATAAACGAGTTTCTAGAGAGAATGGTGCAAATTACATTATCTTGGAAAATGGACAAGAGATATTATTACCCCCAACAGTGACTAAAGTTCCGGCACTTTTACTGTTAAATAAAGGACATCACGTATTATTTGGCGATGAAATTACACAACATCTTACCCCGAAACAAGAGGCTTTAAAAGTTGCTGCCACACAGCAGCAAGGTGAACCAGAAGCTTTTTCTTTAATGGGTGGTGGAGGATTTGGTGTAGCCTCAGATCATTTTAGTTTTTTAGATCAAAATTCTGAATCTTTGTCTGCAAAAGGTGACGGAGGTATGCGACAACAACATCATTATGCCTCTACTAACTATCAAGAAGATATAGAAACACCTCCAGATAATTATTCGGCAAATACCGTTACAGCTGGAGAAATTGAAAAAATGCAAAATCAGCGTAACCAAGAAATGGGTCAAAGATAATATAATTAATTTTAAAATAGGATGCTCAATAGAAGATTATATCTAAAGTAATTTATGTATATTATATTAATAAAATAAATGCTTTATAACTAATTTAAAATAGTGTTAACACATATTAATATACAATGGATAAACATAGTATTCTTCGCGCGTTTAATGAACATTTTTCAGAATTTATGCAAGATATAATACGTGTATTTCCAAATGATAATAATTTACAAGCATGCAAATTAGCAATAGAAAAAATGCGAAAAGCTAATCCTAAATTAATAATGACATCCTTTACCCAAGAATTCGTCAATAAATATAGACAACAGATTAGTGAAAAAAATTTAGATTTTTTTATCAATAATGATTATTCTGATGATCTTAAAAATTCTTCAAATTCTTCATTAATTCTGGAAAAAATAAATATGCTGCGCGATCCAATTCGTAATATGAATGACGCTGATAAAGACAAAACAACGCAATATATGCAGAATTTAATGAAATTATCCGATCTATATAACAACTAAATATTAATCAATAAATATCATACAATAAATATAATAAAATAAATATAATATTATTGATTTAATATAAAAATAATTGTATTAAATCAATTATGAGCAATAGTAAAGATGCAAATAACGACAAAGATGTTCCTTTCACACAAGATACGACAGAGCAACTGTCAAAAATCCTAGTGGATATGATAAAAGATTTGCTGACAACATTTCCGGAGTTGAAAGATACACTAGATACAGATATAAAAAACATTATAAACGAAGAAGACGAAAATTGCGAATCTATAAAAAATGTTCAAAAACATTGCGAAGCTATATTTCCCGAGAGATTTTTCGATATACTTTATCAAAACGAAGATATTTTTACCGATGATAAAGTAAATACAGAATTTTTACCGAACATAGATTTTGCCAAATTATGGCAAGAAAACATCACTGAAAACACAAAGCAATCTATGTGGAAATATTTACAGGTAATTCTTTTTAATGTTGTTACAAATGTTACAGACCAGAAATCATTTGGGGATACAGCAAAGTTATTTGAAGCTATAAACCAGGATGAATTCAAAAAAAAATTGGAAGATACCATTAGAGAAATGCAGAACATGTTTGCAACAAATGTCCCAGATTCTACACCTGAAAATGGTGGATATGATGGCGATGGAGATGATAATTGTGGGGATGGCGATAAAGATGAAGGTAGTAACAAAGACCCATCGGAAAAAAAAAATAATAAAAGAGGCATGTTTCCTGGAATGGAAAATTTGCCGGATCCCAAAGAGTTACAAGATCACATTTCCGAGATGATGGATGGAAAATTGGGAAATTTAGCAAAAGAAATCGCAGAGGAAACCGCAAAAGACATGGATATAGATATGACAAATTCGGAATCGGTTGACGATGTATTTCAGAAATTATTTAAGCAACCCACAAAGTTAATGTCTTTAGTGAAAAACGTCGGTTCAAAACTAGATGAGAAAATGAAATCAGGTGACATTAAGGAAAGTGAATTATTAGAAGAGGCTAATAACATTATGCAAAAAATGAAATCCATGCCGGGGATGGGTAATATGAAGGAAATGTTTGAAAAGATGGGAATGCCAGGTAATATGAATATGCCGGGAAAAATGAATATGGGTGCAACAGCTGCAAACCTTAAGCGAAATATGCGAGGAGCACAACAAAGAGATAGAATGCGAGAGAAATTAGCCAGAAGACAAGAAGCGCGTGAGCAAGAAATTGTTCGTCAAGAAGCACAGAAAAAGGCACAACTAAGAACAACTGACTGTAAAGATGGTATAGAAAATAAAGTGTTCACAACAGGTGAAGTATATGAAAAAAGTGCTAAGCGCACCGAAACAGGTAACAAAAAGAAGAAACGAAAAAAAAAACTTAAAAAAATATAAACTTAAAAAGGTTATAAAAGAAAAATAATTTAAAACACAATAATTTATTAAATTTATAAATTTAATAAATAAAAATACCTCCTGCTATATATAATGGGAACTCCTTTTTGGTTAGATGAACCGACAATATTATTTAAAAGTAATCATTTACATAAGATGTGGCCCACTAGTAACATGACCTCGAATGAAAAGCTTAATGCAGTAACGAGAGTGGTGATATTATTAACAGCCGCAGGTTATTTATTAAAAATGACCTTTAAAGTTGTTCTTACAGGAATAATAACTTTAGGAATCATAATAGTAATGCATAACATGAAGAAAGAAAAAAAAGGGAAAGAAGGATTTACTGATCCAAGATTATACAGTCCAATGAAAGACAATTACACACTTCCCACAGAACGAAATCCAGCGATGAATGTTTTATTAACCGAAAGAAAAGATAACCCGAATCGTGAAGCCGCCGCCCCATCATATAATAAAGATATTGAGGAAAAAATAAATGACAAAACACAAGAATTTATCGTTGACAATTTTGATGATAAAACAAATATTGATGAAAGATTATTTAAGGATTTAGGAGACAGCTTTAATTTTGACCAATCTATGCGAACATGGTATGCTACTGCAAATACACAAATCCCTAATGCACAAAAAGCATTTGCAGAGTGGTGTTACGGGGATATGGTATCATGTAAACAAGGTAATGAATTTGCCTGCACACAATCAGCACCACCGCGATGGACACATAACTAAATATTTAGTCAATACTCATAGTTAAGTATTAAAACAAACAAATTTTGTTTGAAAATTATTTATATAAACAATTATTTATATAAATAATTATTTATATAAATAATTATTTATATATAAAAAAATATATCCAAACATTATATAATGGCATCAGTTCACGATTATACATTTAATAATATGTCAAGAATGGGGGATGATGATTGCGATATTAGTCAGCGCAATTTACAAAATGCAAAGCATGCAAATTACATGCTTGATAATTATAGACCATCATGTCCAATGTCAAAGGCGATAGAATTTGCAACCAGTCAACCAAATGTAAATTATAATGGTAGTCACCAAGTGGGTATTAATGGGTGTAATATAGACGAAAATTCTGAATTATCGCATACTAAAATAACCAAACCGAAATGCAAGATTAGTTTATTCCATCGTCCGTTTGCAACAGTTCCATATCTTGGGCGCGGAGAAAGTAACCCCGTGTTAGAGTCACAAATACAGCAGGGTGATTTAGCCAATAATAGAAAGAGTGCAAACCCTTCCAGTGAAGTTTGTTATATTGGATACCAAAATACCCCGATGATCCAATCTCTTCAGGAAACCATTTCAAATCCATCTAATTTAGTAGAAGGCGTTGCTGCAAAGGGATGGATTCGCGGAGGATTACCTTCTCGTGAATTAACTCGTGATAAAGATTATGCAGTATCACATACTCCGACTCAATATGCATAATTATACTATTGAATAAAATATGATACCACTAATTATAAAATATAAAATATATTTAGACGAATATTTTGTTTAAATATATTTATACATAGAATTATATATGTATATAACAAACTTCGTGTGCACATATAAATTGCATGATGATGATGTAAAAGAAGATATGTATAGAACACAATTTTTACAGGCATTTAATTTGACAGATTGGAATGAGGAAGAAATAAACAAAGAAAGCTTAGCATTATATCATCTATGCAATAAAACGCAAGGATTTTCTGAGTTATTAGATAAAATGAAACAATCAGAAGATTTAAAATTATTAATATCCATTATGGGTGAAAATGACAATGTAGTAGTGTTTCAGTGTTTATTTAAATTTGAGTTATTTGATTTAGCACATAAATATTTTTGCAATATAATTGAGAATAAACCATATAATAACTCATGGGAAGAACTGTTAAATTCTATTAAGTAATACAAAATCGCTTTATTGTAATATGAAATAATATATATATATAGAATATAGTATAATGGCTTCCACACGCAATATCAATACCAAAAGCGATTATTGTTTACAGCAACGCAGTTATCAATCTTCTAGAGACTATACCGATTATAAGTATTCGCAATATGGGCATGCATATGAACCCGCGATACCATGCGTGGGTTATATGCCTAGCCATATGTCTAGAGATACCTTATCTAGTAATTCGGTAGAAATAGAATCAGCATTGTTTGGTATCAACTCAACTAATTTAGTAAATCCTCAGTCTCCCGTCAAACCTAAACTAAAGACTATTCCCATGAAGCAATTTTTTCAGAGAACTCCACTTATTATGCCAAAACCATTAGTCGTTGAAAATAATCAACGTCCATTTCCTGTTCCACAGTAATTTAGATATTTTTAATTTTTAGAAATTTTGTAAAAATATAAGTAAACCATGCTGCTACAACCGCAAATATTGCTGGTGAAATCAATTGATATAAGTTTGCGTTTGGAATAGAGAAAAATTTAGTAACTATAATTAATATTACTCCAGCAATAACAGCTCCGAGCGCTCTAGAAAATTTATTGGTAAATGCCATTAAGGGAATAGCTATAATAAAAACAGCACATAATTCAGCCAGCATTATAGGATAAGAATTTTTTAAGGATTCTATCACAGAATGTGCTCTGTTTTCTGGTGTTTCATTTCTTTGCATTTGATAATATGCATAAACATCAGGAACAATACTAGATATAGAGAGAACAATTAAAAAATAAAGCATTTGTTTCCTTGGTATAGATAAATATCCGGAAATACCGCATAATACAGTCATTACAACTTCATTTATACCAAAAGCAAATCCTTCAGTTAATTTC